ATCAAGTAATATTCGTATTTATTGAGGATTATTGAGATATAAAATCAGGTAGCGGTCCTCCGATACCTAATTTCATAGAGGATAACCTCCCTTATATTTTTCGACTATATATCATACCATCTTTCCGCGGCGCATGCAAGCGCGGTGGAAAAAAAGACCGCCCGAGGCGGTCTTTTCCCGGTATTTCGTGTGTGCTTACGCCAGGAAGCCCTTGAGAATGGTGTCCTCGGCCTCCTCCTCCGTCAGCCCCAGCGTCTCCAGCTTCAGCAGCTGGTCGCCGGCGATCTTGCCGATGGCCGCCTCGTGGATGAGCTGCGCATCGGGACAGTTGGCGGTGATGGCCGGTACGGACTCGATCTTGGCCCGGCCCATGATGATGCTGTCGCACTGGACGTGGCCGAAGCACTGGGCGTTGCCCACCATGACGGGGCGGAATACCTGATGGGACTGGTCCTGCGCCACGGAGCGGGAGATGACGCGGCCCTTGGCATCGCAGCCGTTGAGCTGGATGTTCATATCGCTCTCCGCCGTCTGGCTGCCATGGGTCAGCAGGCGCTCCGTCACCACCACCTCGCTGCCGGCCTCGCAGAAGAAGTCCGTCTCCCGCTTGGTGGAGTCAATGCCGCGGATCTGGATGGTGTCCATCTGCATGGTGGAGTTCTCTCCCAGATACACCACGGTCTTGGGGTTCATCACGTTGCCGCCGGTCTGACCGGGGTCGTTCTCGCCGTAGTGCTTCTCGCTGTACCGCACCCGGGCGTTTTTGCCAATGTGGAAGGTATGGATGCCGTCGTGGCGGCTCTCGTCGCAGCCGGAGTTGTGGATGCCGCAGCCTGCCACGATCTCCACGTCGCAGTCATCGCCCACGTAGAAGTCGTTGTAGACAAGCTCGCTCAGGCCGGTCTTGCTGATGATAACGGGGATGTAACACTTCTCCCCCTTGGTGCCCGCCTTGATGCGGATGTCGATGCCCTGCTTGCCATCGGCGCGGGGCGTGATCTCAATATGCTCGGTGGACTGGCGGGCCTCGCAGCCGCTGTCCTTGCGGATGTTGAAGGCGCCCACGGGCTTGCCCGTCAGGTCCGCGATTTTTTCCAGCAGCTTGGCATCAATATCGGTGATCATTGTACGCCCTCCTTTCTATCCAGCACGGGACAGCCGCCCAGCGTATTCGCCAGGATCAGCGGGAATATCTCCTGGGTGCTGCCGCGGTGGGCGATCTGTCCGTTGGCGACGACCACGATCTCGTCCGCCAGACGGATGATGCGCTCCTGATGGGAGATGATGATCATGGTGGCGTGACCCTCCTGATGGATCTGCTCAAAGGTCTCGGTGAGCCGCGCGAAGCTCCACAGGTCGATGCCCGCCTCCGGCTCGTCGAAGATCATCAGGTCGCTCTGCCGCGCCAGAATGGTGGCGATCTCGATGCGCTTGACCTCGCCGCCGGACAGGGACACGTCCACCTCGCGGTCCAGATAGTCGTTGGCGCACAGGCCCACCTTGGTCAGGTACGCGCAGCACTTGTCCTTGCTGAGCTTCTCCTGCCCCGCCGCCAGAAGCAGCAGGTCGTGGACCGTGATGCCCTTGAACCGCGGCGGCTGCTGAAAGCCGTAGCTGATACCGCGGCGGGCCCGCTCCGTGATGGACATGTCCGTCACGTCCTCGCCGTTATACAGTACGCGGCCGGACGTGGGCTGCACCAGTCCCATGATAACCTTGGCCAGCGTGGTCTTGCCGCCGCCGTTGGGGCCGGTGAACACCACCAGCTTGTGGTCGGGAATGGTGATGGAGACGTTTTTGAGAATGTCCTGCTCCCCATCGGGAGTGGATACGCGATAACAGATATTCTGCAGTTCCAGCATGAATGCCTCTCCCCTCTTTGAGGTAATATCTGACAGCAGTATACCAGAGCTTTCCACGCCGCTTTATGGCATCTGCAACAGTCAAAAGAAAAAGTGCTGTGACTTCACAACCCCGTCAGTGTAACAGATTCCCCCGCAAAAAGCAATCTTTTCCTGCGTATTTTGCCGCAACGAAAATGCTATCAATAAGAGTAACAAAGGGAAATCCCTTGTTACTCTTATTTTTTTGTCGCAATCGGAGGTGAAAAAGCCATGAGCGAAAAATACATTAGCCCCGCCGAACGGGAGTATATCGCCAAGGCGTGGCGCAATTACGCGAGTGTGGCGGAGATCGCCACGCACCTGGGGAAATCCAGAAAAACGATCTACGCAGAATTACGGAGAGGCCAGGACGGTGAAAAGCTGGACCGGAACCAGCGCCCTGTCTATGACCCGGAACTGGCGCAGCGCCGTTTCCAGGCTAACCTCCGACGCAGAGGCAAGCCCCAGCAGGCGGGCACCTGATACGGAAGAATTGAAAAGGAGATACAACGCGATGGGCAAAAGGAAAGAAATCAAGTTCTTGTGCAAGGACGGGCAGACGCGAGAGGGGCGCCAGGACGGCGTAATGTTCTGGATCCGCAAAGATCAGAAGCGAGAGCAGGACGGCCTCCCGGCTTTCTATGTGGCGGCCAATGACATCAAGGGCAAGGGCCGAACGATTTACACAGCTGGGCATGAGTATTTCACCCTGGAGGGCGCAAAAGAACTTTGCCAGCAGATCATGGCCGGAGAGGCCAACCTGGCGGAACGAAAAGCCAGATACGCGGCGGAGGACATAGAAAAAGAACGGCGGGCGGTTGCGGCTGCCACCGAGCAAGCCAAGGCTTTCCGGGACAAGCTGGAGGCCGCCGGGATCTCCTATCACGAATTGATGGCGCTGGAGCAGGCACATGAGGACCTGGGCAACATGGCACACAATATCCTGCTGGGCTGGGAGAATGGGGAGGGTTTTCCGCATGAGTGAAAACACTATGCTGGTGCCGCAGATGGGCATAAACATGGAGCAGGCCACGGCAAACTGTGAGGAACTGGCCAAGGCGATCCACGAGATTACGGCGGGCGTTCTGACCACGGTAAACAGTTTCTGCAGATGGATCCAGCGGGTGGCGGCGGAGGTGGCAGCACAGCAGGAAATGGAAACGGCGCTGCGCTGGGCGTCGGTTGACAACCGCCCGCTTTATAACCGCTACCGCCACACCAAAAAGAAGCGGATCCGCAAGAAGTACGCCAAGCGGATCCTGGAGTGGTACAGAACGGAGGTGGCCCCGTGTTGAGGCTGAAAGCCAACAAAACCAGCCTTTACAATCTGGTGGCGACATACAAGCCCCTGCCGGGTATGCGCCGCGTGGATTTCCAGAAAGCGAATGGCCGCCCGGACTACTGGCTGGAATGGACGACGGACGACGGCCACACGAAAGCGTTTCTTTCCTCCTCCCTGGGGCACCCGATCCTGACGATCACGACGCAAGACGCGGCGGGCGGGCAGCTGTACCATGAGGCGCACCGCCTTTCCGTTGAGGGCCTGCGGGAGCGCGGCATGGTGGAGGAAGCCACCACCGCCATGGAGAGGAGGCGGGCAACACATGAACGTGTTGAGCCTTTTGACGGTATTAGCACCGGGCGGCTTGCGCTGGAAATGGCTGGGGTAAAAGTGGACAGGTACATGGCAAGCGAAATCGAACGCGCCCCCATGGAAATCTCTGCAGCGAACTGGCCGGATATAGTCCAACTGGGTGACGTGAAGCACATAAAGGCGGCAGACCTCCCCAAAATCGACCTGGTGATAGGCGGAAGCCCGTGCCAGGGATTTTCCAGGGCTGGGCGGCACCTGAACTTTGACGACCCACGCAGCGCCCTATTTTTTGAGTTTTCACGGATTGTTGCAGAACTGCGCGGGAGAAATCCGGGACTGCTGTTCATGCTTGAAAACGTCAAGATGAAAAAGGAATGGGAGGCCGTCATAACGGAAACCATGCGGGTCCAGCCGCTACACATCAACAGCAGTCTGGTGTCCGCCCAAAACAGGCCGCGGACCTACTGGACTAATATTCCGGGGGTCACGCCACCGGAGGACCGACACATAAAACTGGGTGACATTCTGGAGCCAAATATTGACACCGGCGGATATATCGCTGAAAACGGCCTGCTTTTCGATCCGTCCATATCGCAGAAAGCCAGGCAGTTGGTGACCTCTGAAAACGGAGAGGTGCGAATAAAGCAAGCCACCCGCCAGGGTTATATCGTGGCGGAGGACGGCGACGGGATAAACCTGGCTTTCCCAACCTCCAAAACACGGCGCGGCAGGGTCATAAAAGGAAAATCCAACACGCTGGACTGTGCTTGCGAGGCCCAAGTGTTGAAAAATGGAATTGTTCGCCGCTTCACCGTCACGGAGTTGGAACGCCTGCAGACCCTGCCGGACGGCTACACCAAAAAGGGCGGCGCTACAAAGGGCGAACGGATCAAGGCTATCGGGAACGGCTGGACGGCTGCCGTTATCGCTGAAATATTCAAAAAACTAAAGTAGGAGGAACGGCAAATGTCTGATTTTTTAGAGAGAAACGGGTTGCAAACCGTGGCCCAACATTTCAAGGATCTGTTTCTGGCCAGCGTCCACCGCGACGGTGCGGAGGAACTGCTGGAGCGCCTGGAGAATGAAACGGACTTTTTCGAGGCCCCGGCGGGAGCCAAGCACCACGGCGCTTTCCCCGGCGGCCTGGTTATTCACAGCCTGCACATTTATTAC